GTCAAGGGATGAAGTGGTTGCCATCAAAGCACCCTGATCGGCCTGTGCCTGATCTTCGCGCTTCTTGTCAACGACATCCTGCTTATTGCCCGCTGAGAGCCTCGCTATCTCCAAGCGAATGTCGTTGGCTTCCTTGCTGCGTGCATCCATGTCAGCAAGCCGCAAAGTCAATTCCTGCAAGCGCGCGGCCCTATCCTCTGATGCTTTGGATACTCCCGTCGCCAATACCTGACCGCTCTGAGGATCATAATAGGTCGAGTCAGCGGGCAGAACTACCGGCTCCCGCGGCTTCGGGAATAACTGCGCAAGACGCATTTGAGTCAATGCGCCGCTGACAGAGCGCGGATCCTGACCTTCCAGGGCTCCGCTTAGATCAAGCCCCGTTTTGCTGATGGGCTGACCGCTGGCTGGAGAGACCAGCGTTGACTGTAACTGCGTGTCTGGCCCTTCGACGCTGCCCACCCGCATGTTTGGACTGCCAGACATCGCACGAATCAGTGCATCGTTGCTTTTTCTAGTACCACTCTCAGCACCAGCCAAGGTGGTGTCGGCCTTCTTGCCAGCCTTGCGCGCGAGAAGTGCCATGGCAAGTTGCGTGAGTCCTTCTCCGATAGCATTACCGCGAGTGTCATAGGGCTGGATGCCACCCGAAAGCGACCGCTGCTTGATATAGTCGGCCAACTGTCGCTGCCTGTCAGCCTCAGCATAGGGGTCTGACGGCGAGGCGGAGGATTTGAAGTATGAGACGTTTTTAACGGCCATGGCGCATCACCTGCTTGGCAAGCACAGCGGCAACGTCAACCGCCTTGGTCCCGCGCCGTGTCGTTATCACATCTTCGGGATGAACGCGCTCGACTTCCTGCGCCAAGACACCCGTGTACTTCTCGGGACTTCCCTTATATCTGAAGTCATAGAGTCCAATGCCATCGCCGATGGTCCCCACAGGCTCCACGTCAGTCTTTAGTCTGACATCGGAATGCAATATGGCCGCTGATCCAAGCCCAAATAGTCCGCTGAGGAAATTGTTGGAACTGGCCTGCTGTTGATTGTAGTTATTGAGATTTCCCTGGTAGGCGTTCCAGATATTCCCTGAAATGTCAGCAGGGTTGGTCGTGCTGGTATTTGCAGTATTGAACTGAGGGACACTCACAGGACTTGCCGACCGGAGCGCGTTGAATTCATTGAGCGGCTGATTGCGCAAGGCAAACTGCTCCTGAATTCCCTGAGAGCGCGCACGGTTCGCCGCCTCGGCGACAGCTTGGGTGGCTTGATTGGCAAATCCACCCTGGGTGTTGATCTCATTCTGCATCTGCTGACGGTCTGCCAAGGACAGATGGCCGAGCGTGTCAAGAGCCCCTATGCCGCCGCTGATGGCGGAATTCCTGGCCTGACCATAGTTGAAAGCCTTGTCGCGATTGAAAGCATCAATCGCATTGTTCCACGCTTCAGAGCCCTGGGTAATTCCCTGGTTTGCCAGCCGAGTGCGCGTGGCCGTATCGGCCTGTGAATACTGAGGGTCGAGGTAGCTCGCCTGCTGATTGTAGAGGGCATCTGATACCTGTTTGGCCGCACCCTGAAGGTCGTTGGCTCCGAGCAAGGCAGGCAACTTGCTGTAGTCGAGCGATGTCTGCATTGGGCCGCCAGACTGCAATGCCGGAAGCCCACTGACATCGAGCGGATTCTTGTAGGAATTCTGCACCTGCCCAAGCATTCCTTGAGCGGTATCCCCAAGCTGAAGATTTTGCTGGTTCTGCTGAGTGAGTAACTTCTGCTGATCTGGAGCGAGCAAGACGTTCGCATCATAGATCGTCGCGCCCGTTACTGGGTCCACATGGCTGGTATAGGTCTGCGCACCCAGCGGGGTAAAGGTATTGCCATGCAGAAGCGCATTGTTATAGGCTGCCGTCTCCTTGTTCGTGCCGGTCTGAGCATTGGCCGTCGCATACGGATCGGGCGGAGGAGGAGCGTTGTTACCCTTGCCCCCACAATGCACTACCGCGCCTTCATACTCAGAGACGGCTGCGCTTTCAAGCACGCACGTCTGCCAGTCGAAGATGGGATTGGTCAGGATCTTCATTATCTGAATCCTGTTTTCGTTGGGCGCAACCTTCGCTGCATCATGGCGTTTTGCACATTATTGACCGCAGGTACTCTCATGGGTGCCGCCATGGGTGCCGGAACGCCCCCATATTGAGCCTGCTGGGCAGTCACAGCAGGCTGTGTGTAGAGCCCCTGAAGCGCGGCAATGTCAGCAGGCGATGGCTGGTAATTCTGTGATGGGGCAGGGCCTCCAATCACCTGGGGCGGGTTGCCTATTCCGGTAGGAGGGGGAAGCCTTTGTAATCCTGCGCCCATATAGCCACCTGCATTCTGTTTTCAACATTCCGTACACGATCAAGTCATCATCAGGCAACGCTTGCCTCATCCTGCCTTCCTCGACAAATCCCAAATGCTCGTCAAACCTTCGAGCTGTGAGATTCGTCGATGGCACATACCCTGTCACTCGCTGTACATTCAGTTGCTCAAACGGATAACGAAAAGCGACCTTCAGGTATTCTTTCGTTAGCCATCTGCATCCAGGAATGGCGGCGATGTGCATGGCAATGTTGAAACCGGTGTAGTAGTTGTACACCACGCTTGCCACCAACTGCCCATCGCGCTCCAGTCCTATCGCCTGATACCATGCTCCCCATTCACTGACATGAGGAATGAATTGCTTGGCCCAATTGCCACAACGCTGCGGTTGATCGAAAACGATCATCCCAGCAGCCCGCCGTTTTCATAAATCACATCCGTTGCCGACCATGAAAGGGTCGAGCCCGTCGTGGTGCCCTTGATGTGAGGTGCCACAGCATGCCCGTCACCGTTGACCCCATACCATGTGCGCGCAACCGTGACTCCTGCACTCCACGTCGCATTCCACACTCCTCCCCACACGTCAGTTCCGCTACCGGACACAGTGCGGGTCGCGGAATTGAAATTGCTCCGGTAATCGGTATCCACTCCGATGGCGAGCGCGATGGAATTGTCGAGCGCGAAGATTGGTCGCATCATCTTCATCTGCTTGACGCGCCCGCGCGAGCCTAGATAGTTGTAGGCGATGGCATCGCTTCCATCGAGTGATCCTGTATCGGCCTTGACGACTTTGCCATTCATGCCCATGTAGAGCGTGTCTCGGGCCACCTCAAAGCAGAATGCACTCCAGCCCGTGTACTTCGTCCATGCCCCGGTCTGAGTATTCATCACATACTGGTAGGATGTGATGTCCTCTGTATAGGGGATGTTGACGATCAGCTTTGCACCGGTGGCGTGAAACAACACTTGCCAGCCCAAGTGACCGGCAAAGGCTTGGATGTCGTTGTTGATGAGATTGCGGATCTTGTCCGACACCGCCAATCCGCCTGAACGATTGTCCGCCTGGATCGCGCGCCGGATTGGATATACACCGTCGGAACAGAGGATGAAGGCATCTGACCCTACCTTCACCCAGGTACGGTTTCCTTGAACAATGGGCCTACCGATACGAAAATGAGCGGCCTGAGTCCAGTTTGCCGCCACCGCTGGATCAGTACCAATGAAGGCGACGATCTCTCCTTCACTGGAAAGAAACCCGATGTAATCCTCCATGTTGCCCTGCGTGGCATCGGTCACGGTAACTATGGAATTCAGATACCCACCGAGTTTGAACAGTGGTCCTACATTGAGTTTGGTCAATGCTCCCGTGATGCTATCAACTGGTAGATACCACACGTTGAGCGAAGCCTTCTCAATGAACCACAAGCGACGCTTGAATACGCCGACACTGATGAGATTGGCCGTCGTGAGCCCTGTCATGGCAGAGACGATCCACGTCGTCCCGTCGTATTGAAGTGGCGTATCAGAACCATTGCAGGCTACGAAATACTGCCCGCCTGTCGTGCCAAAACTCTGATAGTCAAACCTCGCGCTGGTCAGAGCTTCTACCGTCGCCCCACCTCCGCCAACAACCGCAGATGACAGAGCGCCCTGGCTGGTGGAATCGTAGATCGAATAGGTTGAACCATTCTTCACGCACGAAAAGACTTTTGTGCTGGAGACACCCGAATACACCATGAGGGTGTGACACAACCCTGTGAATGTGTTCCAGGCCGTATAGCCTGCCCTGATGTCAACGCTGGTGGTTTTCGGAAACCAGTTTTCGAGCAACACGGCATCCGTCGCAGCCATGTTGGCAACCGAGTCACGCGCATTGAGCCCACCGATGGGCGCTGCAATGGAAGTCGCTCCAGACTTCTGCGCGCCTGGTCGAACGTAGGCTTCTGCTGCCTGTCTCACAGCGGCCAGCTACCTATCGGCACATAAAGGCCACGGGTGGGCCGTTCGCGCACATTGTCCATCGACACAACGGGTTTGGTTCCATCCCGGCCTATCGCCATCGCCACCATTGCTTCATAGTTGGCGAATTCTTCGGCGTAACTCAGGCCCTTTTTGCGAAGCCACCGCCACTCAAGGCCAGCACACAAGATTTCATCATCCAGCAACGGCAGGTCTGTGTCCGCAACGACGTTACGCCGATAATTAGTGCCACCGGAATCCGTCAGCCACATCTTCGAGACATACTCGAAGTAACAACTGTGTCCAGCCGGAGGAGCCGGCAAGAAGATGATCTGATCGCCCTTGATCCTATACTGAGAATAGGGACCGCGCAGGGACAAGGATTTATACCCCTGCCAGACTTTTTTGCTCAGCGGCCCCACAATGGGTACCGCAGCAGTGCGGTCCCAAATCGTCTCATTGACGATGTAGCGTAGCTCTTGTGTCGCACCAATAATCGTCGCCAGCGTACCCTGAGACTCAGCGGCTACTGTGGTGAAGGTGCCTTCAAAAGACAGGGCTTGCCAGCCCCATCGTGTAGACAGTTGCCGGCCTTCCTGATTGAACAGTTCGAGGATCTGTACAACTTCATCGACAGTGCTGCCGATCACGGCGGTAGGCTTGGTGATTCCTACCGCATTTGCCACTCGCTGTATGATTTCCAGAACAGCCATTGTCATAGCGAGTGCCTATCTGCGTTTGGTGAATACTGGCTTTACAGGCTCCGGCAGGATGTCGTCCGCCGCAATCTCCTCGTTTCTTACCACCAAAGCGGGCTGGTGTACTACCTGCGCACTTTGGGCCTGCATCTGCTCTACCTGACGTTTCAGGGATTCCAGCGAACCCTTGAGCTGTTCCACCTCATTCTTGAGGGCAGCATTTTCCATCGTCAGGGGGCCCTTGTCCTGGAGCTGCTTGATCCAGGCTTGTGCCTTGTTCTTCATGTCCATCGAGCCCATGCCGATGCGGCGTAGACCCTCATCATTGATGCCGGCCAGATCCTCGACCGTCATGATGTTCATGCGGATCAGGGTTTCCTGCTGGGCAGGGGAGATCACTCCCCATCCACGGATGGCAGTGCCGTTAAGCGGCTGTTCCTGACCATTCTTGAATTTCTCGTAGGCGTCCTTCCATTTGTCCGCCCATTCCTGCGGGATACGCCCGTTGCGCACGTCCGAGTCGTTGTTGATTAGCCATTGCTCGACCTTGACTTCAACGACATCGCGCGAGTAGGGGGGCGTGATGAGGGCGAAATCGACATCCTTGGCGATGTAGCGATTGTGCGCCAGGCTTGCCGCCTTATCTTCTTCGGCCTTGCGGACGAAGCGTACATAGGCAGGCCGGTCACTGCGTTCAGAGATGGATCCGACTACTGCCATGGTGCCTCCAAAGAAAGGGGCGGTTTGCGGTCCCGCCCCAGTGGGTGGGATCTCTTAGGTGATCGCACCCTGGACAAACCCGTACTGGACGTAGCCGA